AGAGAGAAGGTATTGGATACTATCCTTAATGCTGCTTTAGATGATGGGCATAAACATCAGGCTGCTGCTTGGAAAATAGTTACTGATAGGATATTACCTGTTGGTGTGTTTGAACAGGATGTTCTTGGACCTGGTGGTGGCAATAGACCTTCTGTTAATATTACTATTACGGGAGTAGGGAGTAGTAGTATGAGTAGTGATACCGTAGTAGAAGAAGAAGGCTTAATATATGAGGATAATGGATAAGTTATATGAATATTAATGACATTAGACAGGCTGCTTTTCGTGGAAATGAAGAAGATACACCAGAAAATAAATTCTTAGAGGGTGCTGCTGAGTGGGCTAGTGATTACTTCGGTACTAGAGTTGAGGATGAGTTCCTTAGTAATATTCAACAGAGAGCTTTTGGTGGGCAGGGTGTAGAAGAGTATGCTAACCTATCACGTCCAACTGAATTTGATTCTTCTAGTTTTGCACCTATGGAGAGCTTAGAGGATGAGTTTATCGGTCCAGACTTTACTGAGTATCAACATGGTCAGGTAAATCAAACTGATTATACAGGTGCTGTATATCCAGGCTACGATGATGCACGTCATGATTGGCATTGGGTACAAGAGAATGTTCCTGAAAGTGAATGGGTAAATTGGGGTCCTACAGAGGGTGATAAGACACTAGACCAACTAACATCAGAAGATTGGGAAGCTGGGCATCACGACTTAACACTCCAACAAAAAGAACAAACAAGTGGTTTTATCTCGGAAGCACAAGCTAGTGATGCTAATGATGGGGAAGGAAAATGGCATGTACAAAAAGGGGATACACTCACTTCTATAGCAAATACTCTAGGTACAAGTGTTCCAGCTCTTCTTAAAGCTAATCCTGATATTAAAGACAAAAACAATATTAGTGTAGGTCAAAAACTCAATATGTACGGACCTAACATGGTTGAGAGTGAAGGGGGAGAAGAGTATGGGGATATTAACAAGATTAAAGATGAAGGGAATAATGGAAGTGTAAAGGCTTCTGGGGATACACCAACACCTAAACATCTAATAAGTACTAGTCATGATAACATTGTAAGACTTCAAGAGAATTTAGGAGTTACTAAATCTGGATTGTGGGATGCTAAAACACAAACAGCTTTTGAGAAAACCCTCAACGCTGAGAAGGGCAGACAGCCTGATGCTAGAACACAGACTAAAGCACTTCAGACTATAGTAGGAGCTACAGTTGATGGGGAGTGGGGTGGTGGTTCTGATAAAGCCTTCTATAAGTACCGAGATGCTGGAAGGGGAGAGAGTACAGACCTTGAACAACTTGCAAGTGAGATTGAGATACCCCTCGAGGTGACTGAGAAGTTAGTTAAGGTAGAATCAAGTGACTATGGTTATACTGCAGATAATAGAAACTCCTCTGCTTTTGGTAAGTACCAATTTATGACAGATGGTATAAAATCAACAGGTTTTGTATACGCAGTTGCTCAAGGGTATAACAAAGATTGGGGGGCTGGAGAACCCCTAAGAGATTGGATGAGAGAAAATCCTAAAGCACAAGATAAGATGTTCGTTGAGCTTACTAGGGATAATATAGGAGGATTAAAGAGGAATGGAATTACAAACCCAACTGCTATAGATATCTATGGGGCACACCAGCAGGGAGTTACAGGATACCTAATGATACTAAGGCAGGAAAGTCAGAAAGCTCTAGTTCTTTCTGATGAGGTAACTAGAAACCTTAGAAATAATCTATTTGAAGATGACCAGGGTTTATCAGGTCAGGCGTTAGCAAAAAGATGGTTGGAACATTACAGAAACAAAGTCAACTAAGTGGGTACGAATACTGATTTAGACATTAAACTCCTACCCTGGCAACAAGAGGTATGGGAGAGTAAGACTAGGTTTAAGGTAGTAGCCGCAGGAAGGCGAACTGGTAAGTCTAGGTTAGCTGCATGGCTTCTTATCGTTAATGCTTTACAGTCAGGTAAGGGTAATGTATTTTACGTTGCTCCTACTCAGGGACAGGCTAGGGATATTATTTGGCAGACTCTATTAGAGTTAGCTCATCCTGTTGTAAAGTCTAGTCATATTAACAATTTACAGATTACGTTAATCAATGGTGCTACTATTTCCCTAAAGGGAGCTGATAGACCAGAGACCATGCGTGGTGTTAGTTTGAAATTCCTAGTGATGGATGAGTATGCAGATATGAAACCGTCAGTCTGGGAGCAGATTCTAAGACCAGCCCTTGCCGACCAGAAGGGGGAAGCACTGTTTATCGGTACTCCTATGGGAAGGAACCATTTCTACGACTTGTATAAGTATGCAGACTTGGGAGAGGACGAGACCTTTCAGGGCTGGCACTTTACTTCGTATGACAACCCTCTACTAGACCCAGAGGAGATTAACCTAGCGAAGAGTTCTATGTCTTCGTATGCGTTTAGGCAAGAGTTTATGGCTTCCTTTGAAGCTATGGGCAGTGAGATATTTAAAGAAGAGTGGGTATCATTCCAAGAGGAACCACCTAAGTTAGGTGAATACTATATCGCTATTGATATGGCAGGTTTTGAGGAAGTAGGTAAAGCAAGAACTAAGAACAAGAGATTAGATAATACAGCTATCACAGTAGTTAAAGCAAATGAAGATGGTTGGTATGTAGAAGATATTATATTTGGTAGGTGGACTTTTGAAGAGTCTGCTAATAAGATATTTAACGCAGTAGCAAAGTATCAACCTCTCTCCGTTGGAATAGAGAAGGGGATTTCAAGACAAGCTATCATGTCTCCTCTTACGGATATGATGAAGAAGAGGGGTAAGTTCTTTAGGATAGTAGAACTAACTCATGGTAACAGAAAGAAAACAGATAGGATAGTGGCTGCATTACAAGGTAGGTTTGAACACGGAACTATCAAACTAGCGGAAGGAGATTGGAACGCTGAGTTCTTAGATGAACTGTTTCAATTCCCTAACCCGTTAGTGCATGATGACTTGATTGATTCTTTGGCATACATAGACCAGCTAGCTGCTGTGTCTTATAGTTATGACTTTGAAGAAGATAACTATGAACCAATGGATATAACTGCTGGTTACTAAAAAGGTGGAATAATGGAAGAACTGGATAATCTAGAACTAAGTCAATGGGTGATGGAGAAGTGTGACTCTTGGAGAGACCACTACGACTCTAACTATAGAATGGACCATGAAGAGTATTATAGACTCTGGAGGGGTATCTGGGCTGCCAGTGACCAAGAGAGAAAGTCAGAACGCTCTCGTATTATTACACCAGCATTACAACAAGCTGTAGAGTCTTCTGTTGCAGAAGTAGAAGAAGCTACCTTTGGTCGTGGTAAGTGGTTTGATTTACATGATGATTTCCAAGATAACAACAAGGTTGACATTGAACTAGTTAAAAAGCAACTGAATGAAGATATGCAGTTTGCTAAAGCTAGAAGCTCTATCAGTGAGGTATTAATCAATAGTGCTGTATACGGTACAGGTATTGGTGAAGTATACCTTGATGAGGTTACAGAGTATGTACCTGCACAACAGCCAGTAATGGATGGGGCAATGCAAGCTGTCGGTGTAATTAAGAAAGAAAGGTTTATCGTTAAACTAAGACCTATCTTACCTCAGAACTTCTTGATTGACCCAGTAGCAAAGACTATTGAAGAGGCACTTGGTTGTGCTTGTGATATGTTTGTACCTGCACATCAAGTACAGATTGATATTGATAACGGTGTCTACAGGGATGTAGAGATTGAAACTACCGCTACAGATACTAAACTAGAATCTGACCAAGAAACAAACTATCAAGATGACAATAGAGTTCGTCTAACTAAATACTACGGTCTAGTTCCAAAACACCTCTTTGAAGAGGAAATGAATAATGAAGAAGCAGGGGAATTAGAATCTCTATTCCCTGATGAAAATAATAATAATAAGGATGACTCTTATGTAGAGGCTGTTGTTATTATTGCTAACGGTAATACAGTATTAAAGGTAGAGTCTAACCCATTTATGATGCAGGATAGACCTATTGTAGCATTCCAATGGGATACAGTACCTAGTAAGTTCTGGGGACGTGGTGTCTGTGAGAAGGGTTATAACAGTCAGAAAGCACTAGATACAGAGCTTAGAGCACGTATTGACGCACTGGCACTGACAGTACATCCTATGATGGCTATTGATGCTTCTCGTATGCCGAGGGGTGCTAAGTTTGATATTAAGCCTGGCAAGACATTCCTTACGAATGGTAACCCATCAGAGATTCTACAACCATTTAAGTTTGGTGCAGTAGACCAGATTACCTTTGCACAAGGACAACAGCTACAAGATATGGTACAGCAAGCAACTGGTGCTGTAGATACTGTAGGCTTCCAAGGTGCATTAAACGGAGAAGCAACTGCTTCTGGTATCTCAATGGCACTAGGTGCTGTTATCAAGAGACATAAGAGAACTCTCTTAAACTTCCAAGAGAACTTCCTTGTACCGTTTATCCACAAAGCAATTCACAGGTACATGCAGTTTGACCCTGAGACTTATCCAGTACAGGATTATAAATTCATTGCCTCTAACTCTCTAGGTATTATCGCTAGGGAATACGAGGTTACTCAATTAGTTCAGCTACTACAAACTATGCCAGCTGACTCTCCGATGTATCCAATGTTAGTAGAATCTATTGTAGAGTCTATGAACCTTACAAATAGAGAATCTATCCTAGCTACTATTAAAGAAGCTAATGCAGATACCCCTGAGAAACAACAAAAAGCAGCTCAACAGCAACAAGTAGAGCAACAACAATTAATGTTACAACTACAACTAGCTCAAGCTCAAGTTCAGAAACTTCAGATTGAAGCAGCAGAGATTCATTCAAGAGTTCAGCAGAACAATGTTGAAACTCAACTCTTACCTGTTGAGGAAGAGACTAGACGTATCGCTGCTATGGCTAAGAATATGCCTGTAGATGATTTTGAGAAAGCTGTCAAGATAGCTGAACTTAAAATTAAAGAAGAGGGTAACCTCATCAGGGCAGCAGATGTAGAATCTAATGAAGTTATTGCTCGTATGCAAATGATGGGAAAAAGTAATAAATGAAATTAGAAGATGAACAATACTACGAAACCTTTTTTGATTTATTTGGTACAGAGGGTTGGAAGTTATTTACAACCACTATCAAAGAGAACTTAGAAGATTTCAGTATAGAGAGTTTGGAAGACGAGAAACACTTGCGACATGTGCAAGGACAAATTTTCGTTCTGAAGAATATCTCAAACTTTGAGTCTAATATGAGGACTTCATACGACCAGATTATCTCCGATGAAAAGGATGATGATTATGCCTCGTAGGATGTTTGATTTTAGATGCGAAGATTCACATACAACTGAGCGTTATATAGACACGTCGACACTGTCTGTAAAATGTGAGGAATGTGGAGAAAAAGCAGTGAGGATAATCTCTCCTGTTGCTTGTAAGTTAGATGCTATATCTGGGGATTTTCCTGGAGAATCTATTAAGTGGGCAAGGAAACATGAGAACACTTCACAAACATTATAATCCATAATACTTTTATAAGTACGGAGTTGACAAAATGGCAGCAAAATTTTTAGTAGAAGAGCAAGAAAACGACCTTGAAACAGAAGAAGTTAATGGCAGTACCGAGGACCTGTTTGATATGGAAGGAGAGCCTACACAAGATGTAGATAACACTCCAGAAGTAGAAGAAGAAGAAGAAGAGGTTCTGAAAGAGACTCC